CCCCATAAGGGCCTTCCCGGCACTGTTGCCACTGGTTGCATCGTCAACTAGATCTCTGCTGGCGTGTAAACGCAGAAGCATTCTCCTGCATGCTAGCAAAAACTACTAACTGAAAGGATTGACCATGTCTGGGTACGACGAACGGCATCGAACGATTATTCCTCGTGCCGGCACCTACGATTATTTCTTACGTAGGGAATCCGGTTCCGAGGGTATCGTCGATGCTTCGTTCTACTACCCTGGCTGTTATCAGGACACCAGTAGTTATAGAACTACTGGTTCGGATTTGATCGCCCCCCGTACTAGATCAGAGTATCTTGCCTTTTTGGAAGACTCTGGCTATAAGGTTGGTGATGTGGACACGGGTCATGAGTTCGTTACGCAGAAGGATAAGATTATCCTTTCACATATGAACTCTACTGTCAAAACGACTCTCGGTGGTTTACCACCTACACACTATGTGTATTATAAGGGTCCTATTGACGCTGACGCTGCCACTAAGTATAGAGGTGAATTTATGGAAATCCCTGATTGGGATCCTACGCTCTTTGGAACGCAGGCCATAAATCGCACTATACCTACAAAACCGGTAGGACATCTCGCAACATTCCTCGGTGAGTTCGCGCAAGCGGGCTTACCTAAGATAACGGGTGAGTCAATGCTGAGCATAAGAGATCGTACCGACGTCCTCCGAAAGGTGGGCGACGAGTACCTCAATCATGTTTTCGGCTGGCTTCCCCTGATATCTGATCTTAAGGATATGTTGTATTCTGTTCAGAATAGCTACAAGCTAATTGAACAGCTTAATCGAGACTCTGGCAAATACGTCAGAAGGTCCTACTCCTTTCCTGCTATCAAAACCTCCGAGTTCTTCGGAGATTTCCCATCTCAGGTTCAGCATCTAGGGTACAGTTCCAACACTAGTTGGCTATACTCTGGTACTTTTCCTTCTGATAGGGAGCAGGCAGCGCAAGCTACCGTGAATGTCACTGAGACTTCGTCTCAGCGCATTTACTTTAATGGCGCGTATACTTATTACTTGCCTCTCGGGGATTCTCTCCTCGATAAGCTGTATAGGTATTCCCAGTATGCTGAAAAGCTACTTGGGCTCCGACTTACGCCGGACGTGCTATGGGAGCTTGCACCATGGTCATGGTTGGTGGATTGGTTTAGTAACATTGGCGAAATAATCTCCAATGCTACCTTATTCTCTTCCGACAACCTTGTGCTAAGGTACGGCTATTTGACTCGTATTTCAGAGACAAAGCGCATGTACGCCCTCTCCGGCCCTCACTTTCGTGATGGTCCAAGCGGGCCCTTCTTTTCGCAGTACATTCGATTTAGAATGGAGCGCGTGAAGGCTACACCTTTCGGTTTTGGCGTTGACTTGGGAACATTAACACCCCAACAATGGGCCATCCTCGCCGCCCTCTTTATGACAAAGGGGAACGCAAACGTCGTCCGTGGTAGATAGTAGTATCAACTACCTCGTACGCAAGCGACCGTATTCTACGGCGTCCAAGTTAATAATAACTAAAGACAGGAATAGTGCCATGGCATTTACAGATCCACAAACCGTTACAATCAACTCCATTGCTCATTCGCTTGCGCGAACAGGTTCTGGACTGAATACCGGCGCTTTCTCTGAAAACGACGGTACTCATCGACTGTCCGTCTCGCATACCTATGGTAGGCGTACTCGACGTGTCATTCGACTTGATTCAAACAAGATCGCCGCAGACCCGCTTATCTCTGCACAGAACATCAAGTACAACATGGCGACTTACGTCGTCTTTGATGTTCCTGTGACGGGATACACGGTTGCCGAAGCGAAGCTTGAGTGGGACGGCTTTGCCGCCTTCCTCGCTGCTTCGTCAGGCGCGAAGATCACCCAACTTCTGGGTGGAGAGAACTAACGTTCTTTCCTTGTGGTTTGCGAGGGGCCAGTTAATTCTGGCCCCTCGTTTTCCGGATCTACAGGTGCTAAGGCTAAGGAACTACTAACTCACATTTAGGAGAAGCAGTTGAAAAGCCTAATTATGTTCCTGCAATATACACTCGATGAATTGGGTGTATGGTGTGGCATCAGTACCACTCGCGATCTAAAAACGATCGAGAGTCGAGTTGAACACGAAGGGCTATCGTTTCTTACGATATCCCTACCTAGCTTCGGAAAGGACTTCCAAAAAAGTCTCGACCTTGGCTATGTGGATCCTGTGTTCTTCCGTAGTTTTAGGAAGAACAGAGAGCTCCCCCTATTTCTAGGAGGTTTTCTCGATCTTGTGTTCGACCGTGATACTGGCCGATTGGTCGAAGTACCTAATACGACCGCCATCTGGGCAATACGTCAAATTACTATGATGTTTGCCAAGATAAACATTCCCTGCAGTGATGCTAGGGAACGGCGTGCCATAGAACGGTACCTCGATTGTGAGAAGGAGGTTAGGGACGCCGATCAAAACTTGAAAGCATCAGATTATGATGATTTTTTAGAATTGGTCGACGCCTTTGGGCGCGTGCATTTACTTCCATTGACCGCAAGGTCTATGAAGGTGCTCTCGTCCCAAAGCATGGTTCAGGCTCCACCTCTGAGGGCATTCTTGGAAACAAGAAATTTTCTCAGATTAGGTGGACTGAAAGGCTTGAAGAATACCTTCCTAGTTCCGAGTATATATTCGGATCGCGGACGGCGTTCATTTGGGCCTCAGGAGAGGGAGGATATCAGGTTTCTGATAGTGTTCCTCCGTCTTCTCCTACCCTAGATCTCCTCGAACCTGGGGCTGAGATACCTGTTAAGGTTATTACAGTCCCTAAAACGCTGAAAACTCCTCGAATCATTGCCATGGAGCCGATTGCTATGCAATATGCACAGCAGGCGGTTCTTGAAGCGATGAAGGAAGCCATTGAACAGGATGACATCTGCTCGTGGCTTATCAGTGATGAAAGTCAGGTCCCTAACCAGGAATTGGCTCTCAAAGGTTCCCTTGATGGGTCCCTTGCCACACTTGATTTAAGTGAGGCCTCTGATAGAGTTTCCAATCAGCATGTACGTGGTCTACTCGCTAATCATCCTCACCTTTTTGGTTTGGTTGACGCTTGTAGATCACGGAAGGCTGATGTGCCTGGCCATGGCGTTATTCGCTTAGCCAAGTTCGCATCTATGGGTTCAGCTCTCTGCTTTCCCTTTGAGAGTATGGTTTTTGCCACACTCGTTTTCTTAGGGATTGAAAGAAAGCTCAATCGGCAGATCACACGACGTGATATTAAATCATATCGTGGTAAGGTACGCATCTACGGTGACGATATAATCGTCCCCGCAGAGTTTGTGCCGTCCGTCATCAGTGTACTCGAAACTTTTGGGTTTAGAGTCAATACTGACAAGTCTTTCTGGACTGGAAAGTTCAGAGAGTCTTGTGGCAAGGAATACTTTTCTGGAGTTGATGTTTCAATAATCAAACTCCGCGAAATGTTCCCTACCAGTCGGAAGGACGTTTCGGAGATAGTGTCCACAGTCTCTTTACGTAACAAGCTGTTTACAGCGGGTTTCGTGAAAACCGTGGACCTTCTTGATGAGTGGATCGAGAGGTTAATACCCTTTCCATTCATTCAGTCAGAAACATCTCCTGTGTTAGGCAGGTTGTCATACAGTGGACAATACACCGTCCATAGTATGCATCCCACTCTACACGTACCCCTTGTCAAGGGCGTTGTGTTGAGAGCCGTCCTCCCTCGAGATCATCTCGATGGTGACGGTGCCTTGCTTAAGTTTTTCCTTAAGCGTGGATCTGATCCATTGCCAAGGGAACACTTAGAACGTTCTGGACGTCCTGTGTCCGTTAGCATCAAGACCAGGTTGGCTACCCCCTATTAAAGAGGGTAGAGTGGCGCCAAAAGCGCCACTGAGTGGAGACTGAGGTCTCTTCGGAGTCTCAGGCTCTGGAGATGCACCTTCTGACT